CAATTTGCAGTTGCTTATTGTGATCAAGAAGGTAGTGGTAGTACATTTTTTAATTCTTTAGTAACAGGTTCTTCAGCTACAAGATCAAATTATGGTCAATATAGAACTTTAGTTCTAGGAGATGAAAACGCAAGTTTTATTTTTGGTAACGCCACTTCATCTTATTTTTATGCTCTCAATATTGAAAGAGCCCGCTATAAAGAATCAATTCTCCCAGGTATAACAGATATTGTATTAACAAATTCAGGTAGTACTCTTCATTTAACAGATGATAGTCAATTAAACCAAACTGCAGTATTTACGGATGCAGGTAGAAGATATAATTTAGTATCTGGTTCATCAGGAACAGTTTACACAGGGTTAAATGATAATGGTTGGACACCTTCCTCAGGATCATATGGTTGGTTATTACCAGATATTGGAGTTCTATTATTAAATGGAGAAGCTTTAGATGGTGCAAGTGGTATTGCTGTTGATGGTGGTTTAAATTTTAAAATTTCTAGATCATTTGATTCTGGTTCCTTAAACCAAAAAAGAATGATTGATACATTAAATAATGGTCAAAACTTCACATTAAATAGTGATGAAACATTATCATCAGATTTTGTATTTGTAAGAGCAAAAAACAATGAATTTAACTATTCAGAAAACCCATCATTTATTTCAGGTTCAACAGGTGTTGTAATTTATCCTGAATTTGTTGATAACCCACAAACATATATTACTACAGTAGGATTATATAATGATAATAGTGAATTATTAGCAGTAGCTAAATTATCAAGACCCCTACCAAAAGATTTTACAAAAGAATTACTCGTAAGAGTTAAGCTTGATTTTTAAAATGAATGGCAGCCTTCAAACAATTTTCCACCAAGGATATTACCATAGCTCCTTTTACAGCTAACAAAGGATTTGATTTTGTTAGTGGATCTATAACTGCATCTAACGTTGGTATTGACATTTTTCAAGGTATTAACCCTACAGGCTCTATTATTTCAACGGAAGCCCCAGATACAGGTTTAATATCAGTACAAAACACAACAGGGGTATATAATAGTATAAAACAGTTATATTATACTAATTTTTTATCTAGGAGTTGGGGTAATGATGTCCCTACCCAAAGTATAATCCCAGGAGCTTTAAGACAAGACACAAAATTTGTAGGTCCAATTCAAGCACCTAGATATGAAAATTATCTTCAATCTACCTTAACTCAATCAAGAATGTTACCTACAGGGTCAGGTTCTGTAGAAGGTGCTATTTCAGTTGTTTCAGTACCACAAAAATTATTTGGTGAAAATATTGTCCCTACTACTTTTGTTTTAAATTATAGTAGTAGTGAATTAACAGATGATGGAGAAGGAAATTTAATAAGTGGATCTGATATAGTAGGTCAAATTTTTTATCCTCATGGTATAGCAGTTATTACTACAAGTTCTTTAACAACTATGAGTGCTGCTATTAGTGCTTCTGGAAAAGATTTATCTGCTGTTTCTGTTCATTTTTCATCATCTATAACAATATATGAACATCAATATAAATGTATTATTAGTGAAAATGAATTTGGATATTCATTAAACCCCTCAATTATATCATCAAGTACAGATTTAACCGGTAGTCTAAATGATGTGTATTATGATTTTGCAACAGGTTCAGTTTTTGACCCTTATGTAACTACAGTAGGATTATATAATGAAAATTCTGACTTATTAGCTGTAGGTAAATTATCATACCCTGTACCAATTTCAAAATATTGTGATACTACAATCATAGTAAATTTCGATACTTAAAATGCAATGGACTTATAAAACACAAGTAATGGAGAGTATCTCTGACTTTCCAGATGAAACTCATGGTTTCGTGTATATGATAACCCACAAACCTACAAAAAAGGCTTATCTTGGTAAGAAAATACTTCAAAATACTACTAAAGTAAAATTAGGTAAAAAAGAATTAGCTGAATATGCTGGGGTAGTAGGAAGGAAACCATCATATAAATTAGCAGTAAAAGAATCAAATTGGAAAACATATTGGGGTTCAAATAAATATCTTAAAGAATTATACGAAACAGAACCAAGAGAAAATTTTGAGCGACATATTTTAATTTGTGCTCCTACAAAAAAGTTATTAACTTACTACGAAATAAAATATCAAATGATATATCAAGTTTTAGAAAAACCCGAAGAATTCTTCAATGATAACATTCTCGGAAAGTTCTTCACTCGTGACTTTGATATCTAAATAATTGTTCGTATATTACGATTTATGGTAAATGAACTATTAGTCAATTTAGTAGATTCTGTATTAGGTACAGGTAAAAGAACAGCAAGAGGCAATAAAGCCTATCACTGTCCTTACTGCAACCATCATAAACCAAAATTAGAAGTTAACTTTACTCAACATAAAAAAGGTTATAATCCCTTCCATTGTTGGGCTTGTGATAAAAAAGGTAGTCGTATTTCGTCTATATTTAAACAAGTAAAAGCACCATTAGAAAAATACGAGGAATTAAAAAAATTAATTGGTAGTGAAGTCGAAATAAAAAAACAAGATAATCAAACACAATTAAAACTCCCAGAAGAATATAAATCAATTTTAGGTAGTAGAGATATTTTAGCCCGACATGCATTATCATACTTAAAATCTAGAGGTATTACTAAAGATGATATTGAAAAATATAATATAGGATATTGTGAATATGGTAGATATGCTAAAATGATTATTATCCCATCTTATGATGAACAGGGTAATTTAAATTATTTTACAGGTCGTTCATTTGAAAAAGAACCATTTGTTAAATATCGTAATCCAGAGACATCACGTGATATAGTACCATTTGAGTTATTTATTAATTGGGATATACCGTTAGTACTGTGCGAAGGACCATTTGATGCTATAGCTATTAAAAGAAATGCTATCCCTCTATTAGGTAAGAATATACAACAAAATTTAATGAAAAAAATCGTCACTTCTAAAGTTGAAAAAATTTATATAGCTTTAGATACAGACGCCCAAAAGCAAGCACTTAAGTTTGCTGAATATTTTATAAATGAAGGTAAAGAAGTCTATTTTATGGACCTCGAAGGAAAAGATCCAAGTGAAATGGGTTTTACTAATTTCACAAAACTAATTCAAAAAACGTTTCCAATTAATCAATACGATTTGATGAAACGGAAACTACAATTACTATGAGTAAAAGAAACATTAAACATTCCTACAACAGAATTCTAGAAATTTCTGAGGATGCGAAACAAATTACTATGCCAGATTCACGGTACTACCGTAGAAATGGAAAGTACTACCCCTCAATCACTTATGTTTTAGGATCATATCCTAAAGGTAAATTCTTTGAAGATTGGCTAAAAAAAGTAGGATATTCTGCTGAATATATTGTTAAAAAAGCAGGGGAACAGGGTACTGAAGTACATGAAATGATTGAAGATTACCTAAATGGTAAGGAATTAAATTTCTTATCACCAACGGGATACCCAAAATATGACCCATTAGTATGGCAAATGTTCTTACGCTTTGTTGATTTTTGGGAAGAATATAATCCAAAATTAATTGAAACAGAAGTACACTTATTTTCAGATGAAATTAAAGTAGCAGGTACTTGTGATATGGTATGTGAAATTGAAATCGATGGTAAAACAGAACTTTGGATTATTGATTTTAAAACATCAAACCATCTTCAGACAACTTATGACTTACAAACAGCTATTTATGGTAAATGCTATGAAGAATGTTATGGTAAAAAAGCAGATCGTTATGGTGTACTTTGGTTAAAATCTAATAAACGTAAAGCTGCAACAGGTAAAATTCAAGGTAAAGGATGGGAAATGTATGAATCAAAACGTACACAAGAAGAAAACATTGATATTTTTATGACTGTTAAAAAATTATTTGATTTAGAAAACCCTAGACATTCACCTGTCTTTACCGAATTTAGAACGCAAGCTAAAAGAAAGTTATAATATTTATAACAAAACACTAAATTCATGATATCATTGGTACAATTATTAAATGAAGTGCAAGGTAAACCTAAAGCAATCATATTAGCAGGTGCCCCTGGAGCTGGTAAAGGATATATTTTAAGTGGGTTAGATCTTAAAGGTTTAAAAGTACTAAACATCGATAATACATTTATTAATAAACTTAAACAAGCTAATGTTACTTTAGATCTTAAAAATGCTACACCTGAAGAGAGAAGCGAACAAGCTAAAGCAATGGCTGCAGCTAATAAAGAATTTAAAGGTGAGTTGCAAGGTGTAATAGATGGTAAACAATCCTTTGTCCTAGATGGTACAGCTGCTTCATATAATAAAACAGCAGAACTAAAATCTCAACTTGAAGAAGCTGGATACGATGTATTTATGCTTTATGTTTATACTGATCTACAACGTTCATTAAGCCAAAACCAAGATAGATATAGAAAATCAGGTGGTGAAGATAGAAGTTTAGCACCTGCAATTGTAATGCGTACTTGGAAAGGTGTAACTGAAAATTTACCTAAATATGCTGATTTATTTGGTAATAATTTCGTTGCTGTAGCTAATACATTAGATGATAGGATGCAAGATATAGATAAGATTATAGATAAATATCTCAAACCATTCTCACCTAAAAACACAAAACCTAAAACTCCAGCTCAACAGAAGAAATCAGATGAGCGAAATGCACAAGATAAAAAAGAAATTCAAGCTATGTTAAGTGATGATTTTGTATACGATGTAATTGAGTATACAATGTCTAAAGATGAAGCACAAATGCGAATAGCACAATTTTTAAATTCATAATGAATCAATTAACTAAATATTTAGTAGATGGCATTCTTAATGAAGGTGATGAATCTTTAGATACTGTAGCTTTATTTGGGGGTGGTTTTAAACCTCCAACAAAAGGACATCTTGAAGTAGTTTTACAAGGTCTTAAAGAAAACCCCCAAGTAAAACAAGTTCAAATCCTTGTAGGTAGTGGTGAACGAAATGGTATTACACAAGAAGAAGCAGTTAAAATTTGGGAAATGTATAAAAAAATAATTCCTGTTTCTACTCAAATTGTTAAAGTACAATCCCCATTTTCTTATATTAAAACATATTTACAAGATCATCAAGATGAAGATGTTTATATCTTTATAGGTGCTCGTCCCGATAATGAAGAAGATGATAAAGATGTAGCTGAACGTAGTACATATGCTAAAAAATATAGTAAAAAAGCTATCCCAGTTAGAGTTCAAACTACTGGGGGTGTAAGTGGGACAATGGCCCGTAAAGCAGCCTTATCAGGTAATAATGAAGAATTTATTACTTATTTCCCAAAACAACTAACAGATTCTGAAAAAGAAGAAATAATTCAAATGGTATCAAGTGTTATCAATGAATTAAAACTTCCTAATGTATCTGATATT